TTGATACCCAGGTCCAAACGTTCCTTATTTTTTATTAGGGTCGAGGCTCTTCTGTTGATCAATAGCGCGATGGCCCCAACGCGCTTTTGCGTCAACCCGTCTATCGTCCGTAATGCCTCGGCAAGGACGTGCAAGTCATGGCCCCTGCTTGCAGACAGCAGCCCAGCCTCGTAGATCTTGTCGAAATCGACCGCAGGGATGTCAGGGGTAGACCTGATCGTGGCCTCTATATCCGCTCGAACTTCAGCTGAGAGCGGTTTCAGTTCGATGGAACCGCCTCGTTCGCTCACAAGCTGAATATTTCCAATTTGCGCGTGTACTACCCGAACAGGCTTGGTCTTTTTTTTGAATAACCAATCGAACATGGCCGGATACCTCCCGTTTGCGCTGGGACAATTGTCTTATCCAGTGTAGCCGCAATGCCGCCGTTACTTGGGACTACGGTGATTCCAGTCTGAACTGACAGAACCATCTTCGTGACGCTACGAAGATGGTGTCGGGCGGGTAGTCAGGGCGCGAGTCCGCCGATGCACCACCCACTGGCCTCCGCAAGGAGGCCATTCTTTTTCAGCGTGCCATGTGATCGATCAAGATGTCGCGGATCATCGTGCGGTCAATGCCAGCGAAGCCGAGCAGTCGCCGGCGCGGGTAGCGCACGAGCGGGCCTTTGGGCGACACGCGATCCTCGCCGCCATCTTGGTGCACTCTGGCGATCTGCCCGGCGCGTCCAGTGAATTCGACGCTGGCTCCATCCGCCGTGGCCTTGGCCTTAAGGTATTTAGCGGTGCGCAGTTTGGTGAACATGGCATCGCGCTTGATGCGGCCTTTTTTGCCACGCAGATTTTTCCGGGGCTTGCGCGGCGCGAACGCAGCGCCGTCGGGGCCCATCTGTGCGGCAATGCGTTGCTGCTGGCTCTGGCGCAACGCGCGGCTAATGGTCAGGGCGATGGCGCGCCGGCTGGCGGGCGCGAGCTTGAGAAGCAGGCCGGTGGCCCAGTCCTCGAGCAGGGCGAGATCGTCGCTCACGCCGGCGGGACGTCCCACTCGGTGATGAGTTGGTCGCGTAGGTAGATCGACCAGTGGCCGGCGACCAAGTGCGCCTCGGGCCGCGGCTCGTCGGCGATGGTGATGTTGAGCTTGCCGCCGCCGAGATCCTTGACGATGACGCGCTCGGTCAGCTGCAGCTTGATGCTGAGGTCGACCTTGTCGTGGTCGAGTATGTCGGCCTCGAACTGGACGCCAGTCTGGCGCTTGTCGATGTTGTCGAGCAGCTCCGGCTGGTTGACGCGTAACCAGATCAGGATGGCCAGCCACACCACCAGCGGGTCGCTAGCGAAGTCGGTGATGATCAGGTTGAGCGTGTACGCAGCCTCGAAGCTGAGACCGGGCGCATAGGTACTCTGCAGGCCGCCGGCATCAATGAACACCAGCAGGCGCTCCGGATCGCGGGCGAGCTCCGGCAACGCAGCGACGAGGGCGGCGCGCAGGCTGGCGGGTTTCTTCATGGCTTGCTACCGGGTGCGGTGTTGGCGCGCACCCAGTCCTGCAGGGCGGTCAGCTGAGCAGAGGTGCCATGGCAGGTGGTGTAGTTGTCGACGAGGGTGCCGGCGACGGTAGAGAGCGCAAGTCCGCTGGGCTGCGCATCAGTAGATCCGGGGGGGGCGGGCAGTACGGCCGTGGCGGCGGCGTCGTGCACGCGGGCAAAGCCAAGAGGCACGATGCAACGAGCATCCGCTTGTGCAGTGACATAGACGGGGATCTCCTTGGTGATGGTGGCGCCGACTTCGCGCACAACCCGCACGCGGTCGACGTACACGGTGACGATGTGCTCGCCTTCCTCGTTGGCCGCCAGCTCGCTTTTTGCATCGCGTGCGAACTGTTCGGCCGTGATGGCGCGTGCCTCGGCGTTGATGAGTTGGCGATGGGTCAGCCACAGGTAACCGCCGAGCGCGGCCAGCAGTGCGGCGCCGAGCAAGATCTGGCGCAGCAGCGTCATGCGGCCTCCGCGAGCGGCGCGGTGCTGTGGCGCTTGTAGGCGGTGGCGAGCTTGGTGTCGTACAGATTGTCGGCGTAGGCCGGGCCGTTGTAGAGCTTGGCAAACGCGGCCCACTTGCGGCTGCGCAGCGCCTTGAGCATGTCGGGGTCGAGCTGGACAAACTTAACGAAGGCGGCGAGCTGCTCGGCTTCGCCTTGAGTAGCGAAGGCGGTGGCCATGGCCTGCACGTTGGCGTAGCCCAGCGACTCGGCGTGGTAGCCCATGATCTGGAATCGCCCCCAGCTGCATGAGGCCAGGGCGCATTCGGTGGAGATAGCCAAGGCGAGCGTGAGGCGCTGGTACTCCGCAGCGCCGCCGAGGTAGCCACCACGCTGCTGCGACAGGATGGACGCCGGAGCATGCACGCTGGTCGGGTCGATGCCGGCGGTTAAGAGTTGCTTCCAGAAGATATGACGCTCGAACAGGATCATAACGCGACCATCGGGCAAGAAGCCGCTGCGCGGGCTTTCGACCTCAATCACGGCATTGATGGCGGCCGGGTCGCAGTCGAGCGTCGCGGCGGCGCGATCGATGTCCCGCTGGGTGAGCGCACGTGTGTCGAACTGTCCGGTCAGTGCGGCCTGCGTGCGAGGGCCGGCGATGCCGTCCACCACCTGGCTGTGATCGCGCTGGAATGAACGCACGGCGGTCTCAGTAGCTGGGCCGAACCAGCCGTCGGCGCTGACGCGGTAGCCCGCACGCACCAGCCGCGTCTGCAGCACGGTGACGTCGGCACCGTGGTCACCGGTGCGCAGGGTATTTTGACTGTTCATTGGAGTCTGTCCGTAGGATGGCGGCGACGTTGCCGCGGGCGGTGAGGCTGAGTACGCACAGCACCAGCGAGATACCTAGATCGCCCGCGTGAATGTCGCTCGGCGGGTATTGACCCAGCACGATGCCGAGAGCGGTGCTGCCGGTGGATGCGATCAGCAGCCAGGCGGCGATGCTGACCACGGGCCGGTAGCGAGCGCCCTCGCGGCGATAGATGAAGAGGCGAACGCAGGTGATAGCGTTGGCAGTGAACAGCAGGAGGGCAATCAGGTGAGCCATTACGGGCCTCCGCGGCGCAGCCAGTTGAGCCAACTGGCGGGGTCGATTGTCTTGATGCGCTCAATCAGCTGGACGGTGATGGCGATGATGATCGCGGCGGCGATGAAGGATGCGACGCCGGACTCCTGCAGGTGGATCTGCCGCATGGCCATCGGCGCAGCGAGGTAGCCCATGATCCAGCTGATGCCGAAGTAGGCGATGCGCGAGAGCATGGACACCTCGCGCGCATGCAGGGCCATTAGCGCGGCGCCGGCGAACGCGCCGATGATGGCGTTGCCGTCGATGCCGGGAATAAGCGTGGCGATGCTGACACCGGTGGCGACGAGGGCGATGGTGCTGGTGGTGGTCGGTTCGGCCATCGTGGTTCCCCTGTCAGTTCCAGAGCTGCACCAGCGCGGTCTGGGACTGCGTGGCTTGTACGGTGTCGGGTAAGTTGACGCTTGTGCCGAGTGGCAGCACCGGACCGAGATCGGCGAGGCCGGGATTGGCAGCCAGTGCGGCCTCGGTGACGCCATCGGTGCGACCCAGCACGCGCCAGCACAGCGCATCAAGGGTTTCGCCTTGGTTGGCGCGCGCGATCACAGCAGCTCCACGTCCGCACGCGGACGGCCGAGGATGTCGCGGATGGCGTAGCGTACGTTGCGGCGGTAATCGTCGATGGTGGGGTCGAGCGTGTCGGCGCGCTTGTTGCCGGCGTTGGTGGTGTCGTAGTCGCGGTAGCGCTCGATCAGATCGGCCTGCACGGTGGCGTACACGGCACGCGTGTACAGCAGCACCAGACGCGACTTGCCGGCGATGGTCTTGCTGGGGACGTCGGCGAGCCTGGCGCGATCGAGGGCGAGCTGCTGCTGTTGCCAGGCGTCGAGCTGATCCTCGACGGCGGACATGGCCAGCGCGATGCACTCGGTGAGGCGCACGTCGGTGATGGTGCCGTCGACGCGCATCACGGCGCGAGCGTCGATCAGGTCGATGGACGGATACCAGTCGCCGGAACTGATGGGATCGGGCGCGGTGGTGGGCGCGGTGGCGACAAGACCGGACATCATGACCTCGGAATAGGTGCGGCGGTGATCGGTGGAGCATCGGGTGGGAGAGAGTTCACCTGATGTCCACCGAGCCGCCGCGGTGCTCGGGGCGAGCTCAGTTGGCGGGCGACGAAGGCGGGGCCAGCTGCTTTTGCAGCTTGGTGATCTCCGTCTTGATGCCGAGCCGCGCGTTCAATTGCAGCGCACGCTGCAGATGGTCGAGTGCCTGCGCGGGGCTTTCTTCGCGCAGGGAGAGGCCGATGGCCCGGTGGAGTTTGGCGCGCACCTCGTCCGGCATGTCGCGCCCGTCTGTGAGTTGGCCCACCTGCAGCAGCTGCGCGGCAGTGGCGCTGCTGCACTCGGCGATTTGCTCGACCACCAGGGTGGCAAGGTCGCGCTGGTAGTGCTCGGGCAGCTTGAGGTCGTGGGTGAGCATGTGCGTGGCCATGACCAGCGCGCCGTCGATGTCGCCGGTGTCGATGCGCCAGACCATGATGGTGGCGAACACGTCGTCCTGCACCGGCTGGTCGGCCTGCAGCACGCCTTCGACCCATGCCACGTATTCCGGTAGGCGCTGGCGCTTGACCTCGATCTTTTGCTCGAGGGACTTGATGCCCTTGAGCGTGCGCTTGTCCTCGGCAAGCTTGGCGAGCATCAGCTCGTAGGCGCTGCCGGTGGCGACAGCGTCCGGCTCGGCGTCGGTGGCCAATGTCTGCGCGACGGCGGCTTCGATACGCTGGCGGTGCTGTTGAGCGGGTGAAGTCATGGCGATTCTCTGTCGCGGTGTTTGGGTGGGCACCGTCCGCAGGCTCACCGGCGGACGGGCTTTCTCTCGGGGGGAGTGTTGGGTTACGAGACGACGATGTTTTCGACGAACGCCGTCAGCAGGTAGTTCTCGACCACGTAGGCGTCGTTGCTGGACTCGTAGTTCTCGACGCGGTCGCGCTTGGCGTTGTCCAGCAGCTGGCGTCGTCGTGCACCTTCCTGCGCGTAGATGGATAGGTTATCGAGCGTGGTGATCAGCATCGCGTTCTTGGGGAAGAACGGCACGCGCACGGCCTTGAGTCCACCGATCTGCTTTTGCGACACGATGATGTCGGTGGCCAGCTCGTTTTCGGCGGTCTGCTGCTGGTTGATGCGCTTGAAGTATTTGTCCTGCAGCAGATCACGGCCGCAGATCACAACCAGGTTCGGATTGTCGCGCACGGCTTCGGCGATCAGGTTCTCGGTGACATCGGACACCAGCGCATCGAGATTCTCGTAGTCCTTGCCGGCACCCACCGTGACCTTGCCGCTGGCCGGGACCACTTCCTTCATCCAGTGCGCCGGTGCATCGGCGCGGATGTGCTGCAGCCAGCCGATGTTGACGTCCTGCAGCAATGGG